AATCTTCCCTTATGGAGAAGGAACGGTTGAGTTGCAGCAAGATGCTTGTCGATTTGATGAATCTCAAGTTCAAGTATCTCGGTGTGGAGAAGGATGAAAATGTGGGGAAGATGACGGAGGCGGAGGTTAGGAAGCGGCTGATGGCTGCTGGGGTGGATTTGAAGCAGAAGAAGGTTGACAAAGATGGCTAATTTAAAATCCGCGGTGATGGACCCTTTGCTGTATACGGATGTTTTGCGGGGATTTTTACCGGCGTTTTTCCCGCACATTTGTGAGGCAATTTTACCTGACGGGAGCAAGAAAATATTCAAGTCTCCTCCGTTTCATCATGAGATTATAGATTTGCTGAAGCAGCAGCATCCCAAGACGGTTATTATTTCCAGCCGGGGTAGTGCTAAATCAACTGTTATTACTTTTTTGTGGGTGTTGTATTGCACTTGTTTTGGAATGAGTGCGTTTACGATTATTGTTTCCGACAGCTTTAAGAAAGCTTGCAACTTCCTGGATCGGATCAAGAGGGAGATCAATGATAACAAGTTTTTAGCGGAGACGTTTGAGATACAGCCTGGGGTGCCTTGGAGTCAGGGAGAGTTGGTGCTGACGTTGGGGTGGCTTGGGGGGAAGCGGATCCGGTTGCTTGCACGCGGTGCGGGGCAGTCGTTGCGCGGGTACGTGGATAATGTGCGTCCGCAGATGATTGTGCTGGATGATATTGAGGAAGAGAATAATACTGCTACTCCTGAGAAACGGGCGAAGATACGGGATTGGATGTTTGGGCAGGTGTTGCCTTCTTTGGATCCGGTGTCTGGAAGATTGATTTTTGTGGGGACGATTGTGCATGAGGATTCGTTGTTGGCACGGTTGTATCGCGATCCTCCGGATGGGTGGGTGGTTAGGAAGTATTCCATCCTGAATGAAGCTGGGGAGTCGATTTGGCCTGATCGGTTTTCTAAGGAGCGGATTATGGAAATTAAAGAGGAGTATGCGCGCTCCGGGACGCTGATGCGATTTATGATGGAGTATATGAACAATCCTGCTGCTGCTGAATTTAGAGTTTTTGAGAAGAATTATATTCGGTATTATAATCCGTTTTCCCTTTCCGGTACGCTGAGGCATTATATGGCGGTGGATTTTGGGTATTCGGTGACTGGGGACTCGGACTTCACGGTGGTGATGGTGGGGGGAGTTGATGACTCTTCCAATATTTATGTGAGGGAGTATGTTCGGCGGAGGATGAAGCCTGGGGAGACGCTGCAGGTGATTGTTGATTTATACAATAAATATAATTGCTTGGCGGTGGGGGTGGAGACCAACGGTCCGCAGAAGGTGTATTACTATATGCTGGATGAGCACGCTAAGAGCTCTTCGCTGCATAATATGAGGATTGTGGAGCTGAATCATAATATTAAGAAGGAGACCAGGATTCTGAATTTGCAGCCGAAGTTTCAGGATGGTCGGATATTCCTTTTGGCCGATATGCATGAGTTGGAGGATGAGCTGCTTAAGTTTACTCCTACGGGCAGGTCGAGTGGGCATGATGATGTTGTGGATACGTTGAGTAACTTGATGCTGACTCTTAATAAGGTGAGTGCGACTACTCCGAGGAAGCAGTTTAATCCGGTGGATTATTCTTCTTCCGATCAGAATACCAGCGGGTATACTTATTATTTGCCGTGAGGTGGTTTTAGTGATAAAGTGGTTCGAGTGGTTGAGACGGGAGGGAGCGGATGAGCGGGTGGTTAGGGAAGCTGAGGAGGATGGGACTGTGGTCTTTGATAATGAGGTGGCTGAGAAGGCGGTTTCGTCTCCGTCTGCGATGTTTACATTTTTCGAGAATGTGCCCAATGTTTGGCATCGGCGTATATTGAACTATGAGGGTGGGTATGTGAATCATCCTGCGGATAGGGGCGGGGAGACTAATTTGGGGATTACGTTGAGCACCCTGAATCGTGCTAAAAAGGCTGGGTTGTGTCCTGCTGGTGTGAGGATTCGGGATTTGAATAAGCATCCTAAAGTGGTGTATGATATTTATAATGAGTTTTATTATAGAGAGTGTTTGTGTCATAAGGTTCCGGCGATGCTTTCATTCGCGTTTCATGATGCGTGTGTGAATCATGGGCGTGGTGGGAGGAATTCCGGTGGTGCTCCGATTGGTGCAGGGATGCTGATGCAGGATGTGATGATTAAGGAGTATGCTGCTTCGATTTCGTTTGATGGCGTGGTTGGTCCTGCCAGCGTTAAAGCGTTGATGGATATTTTGCAGTGGAATGATGTTGATTGGTTTACGGAGCAGTTTAATGATAGGCGGGAGCTGTATTTTCGCAGGATTGCTGCTAATAATCCTTCTCAGAGAGTGTTTTTGAATGGATGGTTGAATCGTTTGGAAAAGGTGAGAGATTTTTGTAGGAAGTGGGTGATTTAAAAATGGCTTGGTTGAACCCGGAGTCAGGAGAGGTTCAAAAGACTGGCCCAAATGCCGGTGGTAGGAGGGGGTTTGGTGGTGGTCAGGGCGCTACAACTCAGCCTCAACGTGTTGCTGCCCCACAAACAATGCCACAAAATCTTATGCAACAACGAATGCAGGCTCCACCGGCTCAAGGTAGTCCTATTTCTCAATTTTTAAATTTTTATGCAAACCAGCCCAGAATATAGGTGATATGAATGGCTAGAGAAGATTATACGGATTTTATTGAAGTGGTGGATAATTCCATTGTGGAGGATCCATTTGAAACTCTCTCGGAGATAAACGAGCCTTCCAAGGAAGAGAAGCGGATTGCTAATCAGGTGAAGAAGGTTATCAAGGAAGCGGAGAAGGAAATGGACGAGTATGCCGAGCCGGAAGAGGAAAAGGGCTCTGAAAATGTTGTGATAGAGCCTCGGACTCCGATGGATGAGGATGATATTCTTCGTGCTGTAAAGATGGATCGGGATGCTGCTGTGCAGGCACAGGCCAACTTTGCAGACAAGATTCGTACTTGCTACAATGCTTACCATGCTATTGTGGATGCTAAGTACAATGTTCCTGGGAGAAGCTCGATTGTGTCTTCGGATGTTATGGATACGATAGAGTGGATGATGCCTTCCCTGATGAGGGTGTTTACTGCTTCGCATGATATTGTGGTGATTCAACCTGTCGGTGGGGAAGATGTGACTGCTGCAGAGCAGCATCAGGCGCTGATAAATTATCAATTCAACTATAAGATGGAAGGGTTTACCAAGTTTTATACTTGGTTCAAGGATGCTCTTATTTATGGATTCGGTGTTATCAAAATTACGTGGGAAACGTTTTATGAGAAGAAGTCTGTTTTCTATCCTGAGATGACCGAGGAAGAGTTTACAGCGCTTACTATACAGCCCAATATTTCCATAGAAGGATATGACGAGTATGAGGATGTTACTGTCACGGAGTTGGAATCGTCTGATGGAACGAAGCAGGAGGCTGTGGAACGCGCTACGGTGTTTAGAAACGTCAATGCCTTCATTAAGAAGAATGTTTACTCTGGCCCTTGGCTGGAGAATATTCCTGTTTCTTCTTTCTATATTGAGCCTGGCGCACGTACAATACGTGAAGCCAATTTTGTTGGGCACAGGGTCAGGCGCACAATGGATTATCTTCGTCGGATGGAGCGCGAGGGTATATACCATAATGTTGATGAGGTTATTCCTTATGCTGAGGGGGATTCGGAGTACAATTCATTCTCTGGATTGAGTGAGCTGGAGGGTGAACACTCCGGACTCAACAAGGAATTGATGGCTACTCCTTCCGACGGCAGGGAATACAAATGGGTGTGGGAGTGCTGGGTGAAGCTGGATATTGATGGTGATGGATTGCTTGAGCCGCTGCTGGTTACGTTTACAGACGATGTGCTTCTTCGTGTGGAGGAGAACCCGTTCGACCATGGGGAAGCTCCGTTTGAGACCATCGTTCCTATAGTGGATTGTCATCGGCTATATGGCATTTCAATTACCGATTTGGTAATGGAATTCCAGAGAATGAAGACTTCTCTGTATAGAAACGTGTTTGATAATCTCGCGTTTTCAGTGAATAATTTCTATCTTGTTGCAAGAAACTCCGGTACGGATATTGGTGCGCTTATCAATGTTAAACCAGGATCGGTAGTGTTTACCGATGACGCGCATAACAGCGTTCGTGAAGTCAAACCTGAGAGTATTACTTCTTCCATGTTCAACCTGTTCGAGTATTTGGATGGATGCAAGGAGAATCGTACCGGTATTACTAAATACAACAGTGGGCTGGACAGCAATACTTTAAACCACATGTTAGACATAGAAACACCAGTACCTATGGCTGATGGTAGTATTAAGCTGCTTAAGGATATTACTGATGGAGATTTAATTATTGGCAGTAACGGAAGAGCTACAAAAGTGGTTAAAGCACATGAAATTCAGTATCCTAAAAAAGCATATGAAATGGTGTTTGCTTCTGGAGACGTGATAAAAGCTGGTGGTGAGCACTTATGGTCTGTTCAAACTCCGTGGGATAGAGAGTCTAATGGGCCTTATAGGGTTTTGGATACTGACACTATTTATGCTATGGATAGTAGCGTTAAAAAAAGAAGGACTATAACAATACCACGTGTACAAAGGCCCGAGTTTACGTCTACGGAAGCTCTCCCTGTAGACCCATACATTATTGGGTATTGGCTAGGTAACGGAAATTCATATGATCCTGTAGTTACTATAAACTCTCTTGATACTGATATTTTTGATTATTTTAAAAATTGGGCGGAATCCTATGGGGGTAGTATTTCGGAGCAAAAAGATCTGAGATCAAACGGTAGTAGAACTATTTATATATCTGGCACTCCTCTTCTTAAGGCTTTGAAAGAGTTTGGCTTATTAAAGATTCGAGGTAAAGACCATAACACAGACAAGTTTATTCCTGAAATTTATTTAAGATCATCCTATAGCAACAGATTGGAACTGCTTAGAGGTCTTATGGATTCAGATGGAACCCATGGCTTTAAGTCTTCTGTTATGTTTACACAGTCTGAGGGGCAATTGTTAACAGATGTTGTGAGGCTTATTAGAAGTTTGGGTGGTTGGGTACACCCAAAGAAGAAGAAACAAAGTAAAACAGGGATGCAGTATACAAAAGACTTTTATGTGGCATGTTTTAGAATTTTTGATAACCCGTTTAAAGCTTTAAGAAAAGCTAATAAATGGGAACCTATTCAAATAGAGGCTACTAGACAAGCAATTGTATCTATTACTCCTACTGAAAAGTGCTTGATGAGATGTTTAACTGTTGACGCAGAAGATGGTTTATTCTGTGTAGGGGATCATTTCCAGGTTAGCCATAATACGGCAACGGGGGTATCCGCTATAATGACAGCGAGCCAGCAGCGTATTGAGTTGATTGCCAGGCTTTTGGCTGAGACCGGTGTGAAGTATGCATTCAGGAAGATGATTGCTCTCAACCAGCAGTTTATTACTGATAAGATGGTTTTACGCTTGTTCAACAAGCCGCTTGAGATTACCCCCGATAAGCTGGATGGAAGTTTTGATTTGATGGTTAACGTCGGCATCGGTGCCGGTCTGAAAGAGCTTCAGCAGTCACAGATGCTTAATCTTCTTAACATTCTTCCTTCTCTTGCGCAGCTAGGCTTGGTTAAACCCAAACACGTTCACTATGTTGTTTCCAAGCTTCTTGAGAGTATGGGCTACAAGGATATTGAAAACTTTATCGAGCTTCCTCCTGAAGGTGCTGGAATGCCACAGGAGGTCGGAGCCCCTGCTGGAGGGCCTCCTCCTGAAGGAATGCCACCGGAGGGTATGCCGCCTGAAGGCATGACTCCTCCCGATGTTAATGCTCAGCCGATGCAAACTGCGGCTGGCCCTGCATCTCCGGTAGCAGCTCCTACAATGTTCATGTAGTCCCTTTCTTTTAATGCATCATGTGTTATCATCTTTTTAGATTGGAGAGGATATTATAATGATTGAAGCGAAGTTACAGGCGTTCGAGTTGATCAACTCGAATGAATGGAAGCTTATAAAAGAGCTTCTGATTTCCTATGCTAACCAACTTATTGCTAAGGGGATTCAGCTGACAGCTGAAGAGGTGAATGACAGGCCACGCACTGTATACATTGCGTCGGCAAAGTATTTCGAGGACTTTATCAAGCAGTTGGAGGGGCAAGGAATGAAGGAAGTTCAAGACCAGAAAGCGCAGGGACAGGATATCCAAACTGTTCCTGAATTTTAAGAGCGACCGTCAGGCAACGCTCGGAAGGGGAGATTAGAGTATGTCGTGGAATTTTCCGCAAGGTACGGAGCCTATAGTGGATGAGGAGCAGGAAGTTACCGAACTTACCGAAGAGTTGGAAGAAGGCCAGACAGGTCTTCAGGAAGAGACTCCGGAGGTGGAGGAAGGTACAACCGTAGAAGAACCACAGCGGCGAATGGAGCATAGGGCAGACCAGCCCCAAATGCAGACAGCAGAAGATGAGCCATTTGCAATATTGAAAGTTTACGGAAAATATATTCCTGTTCAGACAAAGGATGAGCTTATCAACCTTGCACAACAGGGTGTAGATTATGATAACAAGATGTATAAACTTCGTGAATGGCGTGAAGTCATTGGCGTTGTGGAGTCCAACAAAGCGGTACAAGAAGTAGTCAGGCGTGCTTTGAAAGGCGAAGATGTTTCTGACTATCTTGATTTTGATGGAACTTCTAAAGATATCGGCGATGCTAAGAAGTTTAAGGAATATTTGAAGAAACAGGTTGAAGCAGAACTTGTTCCGTATCGTAGTAAGATTGATGAGCTGGAAAAGGAACTTTTCTTTACTGAAATGAGAGCAAAGGATCCACAGCTTTTTGATATTGTTTTTAATCTGTGTAAAGAGGTTTACGCACTTCCTGAAGGCGCACCAAATGCTTTGCCTAAAGGCCTGAAGAAGCAGATAAACGAAGATAAGGAAGTTTTCAAAATTTTCTATAATTTTATCAGGGATAAGGTTATTGCCTACCAGCAAAATCAACCTCAGCCTGATATGCCTACCGAGTTGAAACCTACTCAAGCAAAGGCTACAGACAGTCAGCCTGACAGACAGCAGGTTTCACAGGGTACGCATCTTAAGCGTACTGTACGAAAAGTTCCGGTATTGGAAAATGGAAGAGACAACGAATCTTCAGTTTCAGCTTCCTTATCAGATGCAGAAAAAATTTGGAAGATGCCTTCTTCAAAGTTCCAAGAACTCATTAGAAAAGCCGAATCAGGATATAAAAGATAGTATAAATCCCACAATTATTAAAGGAGTGTTTTAAATTGGCTTACAATATGTCTACTACTGCCCTTACTCCTCCTTCATCTGTAGGAGCGCAGGCAACTGGGTGGCAACACGCTGATGGCGGAACTGGAGAACTTTTTTCCGCTGCCGAAGCTTATTATGATAGGAAGCTGCTTGAGAGAGCGCGTCCTAAGCTGATTGCACAGGATTTTGGTCAGAAGAGACCACTTCCTTCCAATAGCTCACTGACCATCAAGTTCCGTAAGTATAACGATCTTACCAGAGCCGTGTCCAGCCTTCAGATGACCGAAGGTGTTATCGGTGACGGTGAGAAGATGTCAATCACCGACATTCTTGCGTCTGTTCGTCAGTATGGTAACTTTGTTACTATCACCGACCTGGTGCAAGTGTCGATTGAAGACCCCGTCCTTAATGAAGCGGTTGACTTGCTTGCCGAACAGATGGCTGATACCATTGATACTATTACATTCTCCGCATTGAATGCCGGTACCAACGTTAGACTTGCCAGTGCTGCTGCAGATGTTGCTTCCCTTGCTCAGCCTATCAAAAATGCTGACTTTGATTACGCGATTCGTATGTTCCGTAGAAACAACGCGGATCCGTTTACTGAAATCGTTAGAGCTTCCACTGGATTCAATACGTTCCCTATTCGTCCTGCGTATTGGGCTTTTATCCAT